CGGAGGCCTTGCCGCCGCCGAACAGTCCGCCGAGGAAGTTGCCGATCACCCCGCCGAGCCCAGACCCGCCGTCCGATTTCTGCCCGCTGTCGCCGAATATGGCTTTGAGGATCTTCGCGGCGAGCGCCTCGGAGATCATCTTGCGGATGATGTTGATGAAGTCGACGAGCATCCCGCGCATGCCGGCGTGGAACGGGTCGAAGAGGAAGTTTGCGAAGGAAGTCTGAATGTTGCGCGCCGCCTGATCCCCGAAGGCCTGCATCTGGTCGAAGCCGTCCTGCTGCTCCTTCGTCGCCTTCATGCGCGCGTTGTGCTGCTCTTCGATCTGCTTGAGCGCATCCCTGCCGGCGCGGTCCCCGACGGTCGAATGCTCGATAGCCTCATTCCCCTTGCGGGCAAGCTCATCGAGCGCCTCATCCAGCAGGTCGACGATATCCTTCGTCTTCTTCGCCTCCTTGCCGAGCTGCACGATGGGAGCGGCGGGCTTGTCCTTGTTGTCCTCGGCCTTCTTCGATAGAGCGTCGAGCGATTGGCCGGTGTCGTCCCAGAGCTTCTGCCAGAACTCCTCGCTATCCTTGGCGCGCTGCTTCGACTGGTCCCAGTACTCTTTCCAGATGGTCGAGGCCTTGCTGATCGGGCTCGTCAGGAACGCGCCCAGCGCGCCGATCGCATCGCCCACGGCGACGAAGGTCTCCGCGACGCTCACCCCGACACCGACCAGCCCCTTGAAAAAGTTGATCATCGGCTCGATGGTCGCGCTCAGGCCGCGCGCCTGCGTGTTGGTCTTCAGGAAGTAATCAGCGAGCATGTCGAGGGCGGGCAGCAGGCCGGTCGTGATCTTGTTGACGACGCCGCCGAGGACATCGTTCACCTCGCCGAGCTTGCGGTGAAACTCCTCCGAGGCCGCGGCCGACTGGTTGGTGATGAGGTTGCCTAGCTCCTCATGCCGCCGGCCGAGCTCCTCGATGCCGACGCGGCCCTCGTTGAGCAGCGGAATGAGGTCGGCACCCGCACGGCCGAAGAGCGCCTGCGCAAGCGCGGTTTTCTCGGCGCTATCCTTGTAGCCGGCGAACTTGTCGGCAACGTCCCCGAGCAAGTCATACATGGGCCTGATGTGCCCGGTAGAATCCGTGACCGCTACGCCCATTGCGGCAAACGCTGCCGCCTGATCCTTACCGCCGCCGGCCGCCTTTTCGGCGTTGCGGGCAAAGCGCTCGAGCGCCGTATTGAGCTGCTCGGTCTGCACCCCGTTCTGCTTGGCCGCGAAGGCGAGCTTGTCGAGCTCCTCGACCGACATCGCGACCTTCTGCGAGGAGCGCTCCATCTCGGCCGCGTGGTCGATGAATTGGTCGATGCTGTCGACGAGTTCGTGCAGCGCGATCGCCGCCCCGGTGAACTCCAGCGCCTCCTTGACGTTCCGGCCGAACTCCTCGAGCTGCCGATTCGCCCGGTTGATGCCGGTTTCGAACTCCGCGGTATTGGTCGCGATCTCGACGAGTATGGAGAACAGGCTCAACGGATTTTCCCCCGGATATCCTCAGCACCCTCAAGCGCCTCGCGCTCGAGCGCGGCCTGCTCGGACCGCTCCTGCGCGATCTGGCTCTCGGCGAGATAGAACGCCATCCAACGCGCGAAGAGCGTCGCGGGCATCTTCTCCAGCATGCCGTCAACGTCCCAGGTGCCCAGCTCCCGCGCTAGGCGGAAGGCGAAGTAGCGTCGAGGCTGGGCGCGGAGTTTTTTGCGATCTGCTGGACCTCCGCATCGTCGGTGGCGTTGAGCCGGTGCCCGGCCGTCACGACGCGGTTGACGGGCTGCGCGGACTTGTCCGCAAGTGCCCGCGCCTGCTCGAGCGTGCAGAGCGGCTTGCCCGACTCATCGCAGAGGAACGCGGCGAGCGATGCCGCAAGGCGCGCCTTGGCGACCTCTGCGTCTGTCCCGCCGGTGATGGCGCGGAGCCCGACGACGTGATCGATGGCATCGTTCGCCGAAAGGCGGCGGACGTACACGTCCCCGCCCCACTCCGGGACCGATACCTTCTCCGTCGGGCAGTCCTTCGCCGCGAGAATCTGCTCGATGGTGAGCATCAAGCAGTCAGCCGGGTGAGCTGCGCGCCATCGGCGCCCGCGATCTTGACCACGCCCTCGGCGAGCGCTCCGACCTTCTGCCCGAGCGGCTTGTAGTCGAAGATATTCCCGTTCCCGACATAGGCAGGGTTCGAGGTGCTGCGCGCTGAGTTGACCGCCCGGGCCTCCACCGCAAACGGCGCGGCCGCTCCGACGAGCGGGAACAGAATCGAGTCGAGATTGCCGACCGCGAAGTCGTTCGCGAAGGTCACATCCATCGACCAGTCGAACAGCCCCGGCAGGCGCGCCTGTCCGGCGTTGCCCATCGCGGTAGATTCGACCTCGGCGGCGCTGTAGTTGATTGCGATCTGCCGAACGTACGACGAGACATCGCTCCCGTTCAGGATGAGCTTTGCATTCGTGAGGACGAGCTTTGCCATAACTGCTCCGGATCAGTAACTGTTGCCGAGTGAGGCTGCGAGGGAGAAGGACGGCGTCGAGCCCGACACCGTCCAGGTGAACTGCCAATAGGTATCCGTGATCGGGCCGTCGACCTGGCCCATCGCCGAGCCGACCGCCGTGAACGGGTTGAAGCTCATCCGCGTCGTGGGCGAGGTCATGCCGATGACCGCCGAGGAGATGAGGTTCACGGTGAGCGATGGCGTCGTGCCGGATACCGCCGTGACGTGCAGCGCGGCGACGAGCGCTTGCTGAATGAGCGGTGCCGCGAGAGGTCCGTAGACGTTCCCGCTGCCCGTCGTCGTGATCGTGCGGTTCTCGGCAAGGTAGCCCTGCGCGAGACGCGCCCCGGTGAAGATCGTCCCGGAGTAGTCGCGGTCCTTCTGGGCGGCCTTCAGCGAGAAGGCGAGCGGGTTGCCGACCTTGGCACCGATCCCCTTGTATTCTGCGAGAAGCGCACCCATGAGGTACGCGCGCGCCCCGGCGGCCGCATTCGGCACCAGAGCCACCGTGACGGGCACGACACCGCCCGTGTCGGCGAAAAAGGTCTGATCCGGGTCCGGATTCGACTCCCAGAAGCCCGCCGCCGAGATGACCCCGTCGAGGAGCCCCGCGAGGCGCGCCTGACCCGAGTTGCCGAAGGTCGTGATATCGAGCTCGGCCGCGCTCGCCTGAATGGCGACCTGATTGACCTGGCTCGAGATCGCGAGCTTATCGAGCCAGAGCGTGCAATTCGTGATCGTCTTTGCCATCTCAGACCTCTGCCGGCCCGCTCTCGCGGTAGATCACCCTGTAATCACGCACCGCATGCCAGGCGCGAAGCTGCGCGTCGTAGAAGTTGGGACCGCCCGGCTCGATGAGAACGTCATCGACCTGAACGCCGCCGGCAGTGCCGGAGAACCGCTGCAGCACCTTGCGAACGGCATCCGCGAGCGCGTCCCGGTTCGGGACGGTTGTGTGCCAGAGGTGCAGCCGCACGCGCGCGTCGACGATGTTCGCGTCGGTCCCCATCTGGTGGAACCGCTCGCCGTCGAACTCCTCGAAGACGATGTAGGGCGGCTGCGTGTCCTGAATCGCCGAGCAGTCGAAGATGTCGGTGCCGACATGCGAGGACACCGTCGCATCGGCCCCGAGCACCGCGACCAGGAAGGGACCGACGCCCACTTATGCTCCGGCGGCCCGGCGCTGCCGCGCTGCTGCGCGGTCGATTGCGGCCCCGAAGGTATCGATCACGAGTTGCGCCGATTCGTTCTTCGTCGATTCGAAGGCCGGCGTGACGAACGGCTGCGGCTGCACGTAGCCCTTCCCGCCGCGCGTGCGGTGGCCGAACTCCACGAACCGCCAATAGAAGGCGTTCAGCGAATCGCCGGCCTTGCCCGCCGTATTGACGAGGACGCGCGCACTCACCCGGCCCTGAGCCCGGCGCACGGCCACGCGCAGATTCGAGACGAGCTTTCCCGTCGCCACCGGCGCCCGCGCGACGATCTCATCCATCATGAGCCGCGCAGCGGCGCGGCATGCCTGCGAGAAGGGATTGCCGCGCACGAACTCGCGCAGTCCCTCAAATTCTTCGATCAGCTCGCGGTCGCCTTTGAGTTGGACCTTCACCCCGTCAGCCAAGATTCAGGCCCTCTTGTGCGGCGAGCTCCATGACGTGATTGCGCTCGTCCATGTTGTTGATGTTCGTGATGTTGAAAATGCGATCCGTGCCGACCGTCGGGTCGTGGTACAGGACCCGATCCTTCGGCGTGAGTCCGGCGAAATATCGAATGGTGACGGTGAACGTCGAATAGTCGCGGACTTCCGTCCCGATCTCCTTCTCCGTTCCGCCGACCGGCTCGAGATCGGCCCATACCTCGCCGATGTCGATCCAGGTATTGATCTGCCCGCCGTGATCGTCGACGGAGAGCGAACGGCGCTGGAGCTTCACTCGCTTTCGCAGTGCGCCCGCTCTCACATCAGTTCCACAATGTAGGGATCGATCAGGCTGTCGATGTACGGAAGCTCGTCTACCGTGACGCGCGTCCCGACGACGCACTCCTCGCGGTTCTCGTACAGCGTCGCGACCCGGAGCTTCATCCAGGTCAGGATGTCATCAGGGATGCCGCTCCCCCAGCTGCCGCCGCCTTTCGCGCCGGTCGCATCGTCTCCGTAGCCGGTGACATAGGCCACCTTCACGGAGCCGATCTGCGGCAGCATGATCGGCCAGATTTGCCCGAACGGCGGGGTCAACCGGAGCAGCTCGTCGACGCGCACGGTGCCCCCGTAGGTGAGGTCCACGA